TAAGACACAAAGTAGCTCCTGTTAAAAAAGGTATTAGACGATCTATGGTTATGTGGTTTGGAGGACCACCTTTAAAATGAAGCTTAATAGAAAGATATTGTTTCCAACTCCTGTATATTTTTACGATTTACCTAACGCTAAAGAACTCAATAAATATTTATTCAAACATATCAAAGCTTGGAAGAAAGCTGACCCTGAAGGAGAAAAGAAAACAAACTCTGGATTTGGTTGGCACAGTAAAACAGATATGAATGAAAGAAAAGAATTTCAGCCACTTACTCAAGAACTATTTAAGATGGCAGAAGAATGTAACAAAGATTATGGAGTACAACCTAAATTAGGACTAGGAATATGTGGGCTAATATTAACCCTACTTATTCTTATAATAAAACACATACCCACCCTAACTCATTATGGTCAGGTGTGTATTATATCAAAGTACCTAAGAACTCTGGTAAACTCTTTTTAGAAGATCCAAGACCAGGACCCAATACACATATGCCTAGAAGAGTTGAAGGTATACCTGAAGCTTTATGGAGAGTATGTGCTTATGAACCTGCAGAAGGAAGAATGATATTCTTTCCATCATGGTTGCCTCACGGCGTAGACATTAATTTAAATACAGATAAAGGCGAAAAGAACTGGCGTATATCCGTTTCTTATAATTTTATACAAATATGAGTTTTAAGAAAAATAAATACCAAGTCATTAGAGGTGCTATATCTAAAGAGTTAGCAGAAGTTGCATATAGATATTTACAAATATCTGCAGAAGCTGATAACTGGATGATAAACAATTACACCACACATAAAGGTAATCCATTAGTTGGTAACTTTCATGATGTACAAGTACCAGGATCATATGCCAAATATGCAGATAGACTTATGGAAGTCTTATTAGTTAAAACGATTAATACCATGCAAAAGAAAACAGGACTTAAATTAGTACCTACTTATTCTTACACAAGACTTTATAGAACAGGCAATATTTTAAACAGACATAAAGATAGACCTAGCTGTGAGATCTCTACTACACTATGTTTAGGCGGTGATCACTGGCCTATCTATCTAGATCCAACAGGCGAGAATACAGTTATTGATGAATACAAAGGTATTATAAAACCAGGTGCACCCGTAGGTGTAGAAGTTAATCTAAAACCTGGTGATATGCTTATCTATTCTGGCTGTGAATTAGAGCACTGGCGTAAGCCTTTTGAAGGCAAGCTGTGCGGACAAGTGTTTCTACACTACAACCATGCAGATGGACGGTTTGCAAAGACCAATTTGTATGATAAAAGACCCATGTTGGGCATACCCAAATAACGTTGAACTACAACGCGATTTAATATAATCTAAATAAAACAGGAATTTCTATGTTACAAAAACTAGGCTTTTTGCCGGGCTTTAATAAACAAGTTACTCCAACCGGGGCTGAGGGACAATGGACCGGGGGAGATAACGTACGATTTAGATATGGATCACCAGAAAAGATAGGTGGCTGGACACAGCTTGGTGCCACTAATCTTACAGGTGCAGCTAGAGCCATACATCACTTTGACGATAACGCAGGTATTAAATACGCTGCAATAGGCACAAACAGAATTTTATATGCATATTCAGGCGGTACCTATTATGACATACACCCTATAAGAACTACACTCACAGGTGCAAACTTTACAAGTGAGGCTTCAAAAAAAACAATTACAGTAACATGCACCGGGGCTCATGGATTACAAGATGATGACATTGTATTATTCGATAATGTAACAGGTTTATCAGGATCTACATATACAAACGCTACCTTTGAAGATGTTAAATATATGGTAACGTCTGTTCCTACAACAACTACATTTACAATTACTGCAGCGTTAGCTGAATCTGGCACACCTTTAAGTACAGCAGGGTCTGCCTCTATATTATGTTATTACACCGTAGGACCAGCACAACAAGTTGGTGGTTTTGGTTGGGGCACAGGATTGTGGAGTGGTACGGTAGCCGGACCGGCAACAACAACATTAGCTTCTACAATTAACGACACGGTAACTGATATTCCTTTAACTGACACATCTCAGTTTCCTGCTACAGGTGAAATTAGAATTGGTACAGAAGACATTAGTTATACAAATAACAATACAACGACAAACATTTTAAGTGGTGGTGATAGAGAAGTTAACGGCACTACAAAAGCTGCTCACAGTGGTGGTGTGACGGTTACAAATATTTCTCAGTTTGTAGCATGGGGCGAAGCTTCNTCTGCNGACTTTACAATTGATCCTGGTTTATGGGTATTAGATAACTTTGGTACAAAACTTATTGCACTAATCTATAACGGTAGATGTTTTGAATGGGATGCAGCTGCAGCTAATGCAACATCAACACGAGCAACAATCATTGCAAACGCACCAACAGCATCAAGACATGTATTAGTATCTACACCTGATCGTCACTTAGTATTCTTTGGTACAGAAACAACGGTAGGAACACAGTCATCACAAGATGCTATGTTTATTAGATTCTCTGATCAAGAAAATATTGACGGCACAGATGCATACACCGTAACCGCAGAGAACACGGCAGGTACACAGAGACTTGCAGCAGGTTCTAAAATTATGGGAGCTATACGAGGTAGGGATGCAATCTATGTATGGACAGACACAGCATTATTTTTAATGACCTTTGTAGGTGCACCGTTCACTTTCTCATTTCAACAGATAGGTAGTAACTGTGGACTGATCGGTAAGAACGCATGTGTTGAGGTAGATGGTACAGCATTTTGGATGTCAGAAAACGGTTTCTTTAGATACGACGGTCAGTTAGAATCTATGGACTGTTTAGTAGAAGACTTTGTTTATGACAATCTAAACTCTACACCTAGAGATTTAATTAACGTAGGACTAAACAATTTGTTTGGAGAAGTTATATGGTTTTATCCATCAGGTACTTCATTAGCTATTAACAACATGGTGTCATACAATTACATTGAGTCTTACAGTAGAGCTAGTCCTAAACAAGCTATCTGGACAACAGGAACATTAGCAAGAACAGCATGGGCAGACTCTGCTGTATTTGCAAAGCCACACGCAACAGAATATGATCCTGCTGGCACAGCTTCTGATGTAGTAGGTAATACTGATGGTTGTTCTATTTACTTTCAACATGAAACAGGGACCGATCAAGTTGTAGCTGGAGGAACGGTTACACCGATACTTGCAGAAATTACATCTGGAGACTTTGACATTACACAGAAAAGAACTGCATCAGGACAAACTATTGGTATGCCAGATCTTAGGGGTGACGGTGAATTTTTAATGAAGATAAGAAGAATTATACCAGACTTTATATCTCAAACAGGTAGCGCAACAATTACATTGTTGTTAAGAGACTATCCTAATAATGCAGCGTCTAGCTCATCATTAGGTCCCTTTACAGTATCTACATCAACTGATAAGGTAGACACTAGGGCAAGAGCAAGAGCAATTGCTTTAAAAATATCTAACACAGCTTCTTCACAGGACTGGAAGCTAGGCACATTTAGATTGGATATACAACCGGACGGTAGAAGATAATGGCAACAATGGAAGAAATATTAGCTAACGCAGACACAGGAAGATACAGCACTAATCAAAATACAAATTTTGGAAACAATACTTTTGGTTCTGGTCGTGCTGCTAATCAAAATTATGGAGGTGTTACTGGTGCTCCAATGAATTTAGAAGAAGAAGAGGAAGTATTTAATCCAACTCAATATTCAGCTTTACAAGATATAAAAAATAGAAATAAAGGCGTACCACAAGACAATATGTTAACAGGTATTATGAGAAATACAGTGGCTCGTCCTTTAATGTTTCAAGGTGGGGCACAAGCAGGTTTAGGCATAGGTCAACTTCTTACTGGAGCTGCTAATCCATTGTTTGCTTTAGCTGGTGCTGTGGGTTCTCAGTTTCTACCTTTAAATAATCGACCTTCTGATATAGATTATAATTATATAAACAATAAAAACATGGGTGGTTTAAGTTTACGAGGAAATAAAATACAAGACCCTACAGGTATTCTACAAGGTAAAAACTTTGCCAGTGGTTTTGGTTC